CCACGGCCGGAAAAAACTGGTGAGCGCGGCAGGATTCGAACCTGCGACCCATGCCTTAAAAGGGCGCCTGATCTCGAGTCCCGCCGCGCCGTTTCGTGAAATTTCAAGCACTTCCGTGCTGATGCAAACCTCGCCAGATGAAAGAATGCCCGCCGTTCTCGCCTTAATTTACACTTAGCTTACAGCGGAGTCTTGACCGAATGAAATTCTGAGGGACGTGTCATGACGAACGGCGACAAGGACAGCGCGGGTTACCCGCACAAGGATGCCATTGAGAAAGCGCTGCAGACTGAGGTGGCGGGATTAGTCGACAAGATGCAATCGATTGCTGGCAAGGATTACCGGATGGGCGTGCGCTACAAGGTGCTCGGCGGTCGCGTCCACATGCGCGTGTTTGCTGGCAAGAACACCGAGCACGGAATGTTGGGCAAAGCTGGCGATCTCACGCTGACGGTCGACGAGTTCGCGGCATGGAAAGCCGGGAGAATTGTGATCGAATTTCGCGAAGAAGGTGAGAGTGGTTAAGCCGGCCTCGACCGAGCCTCGACCGATCGGCCTCGACCGATCGATCACGGCGGATCTGCTGCTCTTTGAGGACGTTGCGAGCCGAATGAGCACTTGCCGGTATGGTGGCAGGTCGCCACGAGTTGAGCGCGGTCTTCGTGCGGAGAACCCGCCAAGCTGCGATAGCTGACAGACGGTTTACATCGAGCTTGCAACTCACTGAGGGGCAATGCCGCGGAATGGACGTATGCCTGCGCCCGGCGGCACTCTCGGCCCTCCGCTTCCCTTGCGGTGAAGATACGGTGACTCGCCGCGAAAATTCCTTGCCAGAAAGCTCTGGCATCGCAGACGATGGAGCGAGAACAGGGAGCTGCCGGCTTGATCACCAGCAGCGAAGGGGACCGTACTACTCGCGGTCCCCGCCCTGGTCACAGAGTAGGTGACCACATTGCCCACTGAAGATAGCCTCTCACGTACCTGGCTCCGCCGCACGATCGATAATCACCATCGCGAGCAAGACCGTCAGAAGGAACTGGAGCACGAACGCAAGTTGGCCGAAATTAGGAACGCTGTCCCGGCGCAGCTGCAGACTCCATCGAGGAAACGGAACAGGAAATCAGACGAGGAACGCGATCACGACAACGCAATTCGGGACATCATCCGAGACCTTCCTGAGCTGCGCGGCCTGGACTATTGTCGAGAGGTCGATGGAAGGACCTCGATCCCAAAGCGCTGGAGAGACGACGGCTGCCAAGCCTCGTCGTACGCGAAGGCCTATCGAGACAAGGCCTGGCGGAAGCGGATCCAGGACGAGAAGACCCGCATCGCTTCGAGTAATGGCCTTTAGGGCTACACGTCACTCGCGGCACTCGCCACGGCGAGTAAAAATCTTCAAGAACTAACTCACTCCAAACAAAATCACTTGCGAGCACACGTCACTCGCCGTAGCTAACCGCGAGTAGACAGAGTTCGTGTGTGTGAACGATGCTTCGGCGCGCGGTAGAAAAAAATCAACCCGAGCTGGAAACCCCCACGGTTTTGCTCGGGCTGACTTAGGAGACCTGAAAATGTCGTCGAACGAATCGAAAGATAAGTCGCGTGATCACAAGGCGTCAAGCGAAAAGGCATCGGAGCGAGAAGAACTCACTTGTCTGCTTCAGGCCCGACTGATGATGCTTCGCTACAAAGCTCACACCGTGAGCGCGAAGAAGGCGGAAATCGCAGGACTCGTCGCTCAGGCGATCGCAAAGCTCGAGACACTAGGCGAGGGGGCGCGGTAATGGGTCGCATCCGCACAATCAAGCCCGAGTTCTTCCAGCACCAGGAACTGTCCAGCATATCGGCTGAGACGCATCTGCTGGCCGCGGGGCTTCTGTGCTACGCAGATGACGATGGGTACTTCCTGGCGCATCCGGAACTGGTGAAGGCGGCAATCTTTCCGCTGCGTGAGTCATCGCTGAGTGCTCACTGCATGCTCACTGAGCTCTCACGCATCGGATTTGTGCGACTGGGGACCGGCGCCGACGGAAAACAGTACGGTCAGGTCGTCAAATTTGGCGAGCATCAACGAGTGAACCGTCCAACTCCCAGCAAAATCGCGAAGATGCAGATTGCGTGGGGAGATTTCAGTGAGGACTCACACACAACTCACGGAGTCCTCAGTGAGGGCTCACTGCCGGAAGGGAAAGGAAGGGAAGGGAAAGGAAGGGAAGAAAACCCTTTGTCCGATGCCAAAAAACGCATCGGACGAGGTGAGCCTTCGCCTGCGGCCAAAAACTTGGCTGCCCTTCTCGAGAGCGAAATCCTGCATAACAAGGCCGACTTCCAGACCTCGATCCGACAGCGCGATAAGTGGGCCGCCACGGCGGACAAGATGCTTCGCCTGGACAAGCGCACCGCGCAGGACATCGAGGACGTGATTCGCTGGGCGCAACACGATGGGCGCCGAACGTACTCAGCATGGACAAGCTCAGGAAGCAGTTCGACCAGCTGCAGCTGAAGAAGAAGGCCCGCAGCAATGGGTACTCGCGGCCGGCTGCATCCACTTCCGACATCTTCACCGACAACCCGGCGACCAGGGCTCTGGCGCAATTGCGGGAGGACTGATGCCACCAGAAGCGCTAGCAGCCGTCGATGCTGAAAAGACCGTGCTCGGGTGCGTGCTGCTCGATTCGGGTTGCCTGTACCGCGTGCTGCCCCTGCTGAAGCCTGATGATTTTTCGAGCGACTGGCATCGCCGGCTCTTCGGCGCGATATCCGAGTTGGCCGAAAAAGGCGAACCAGTCGACGATCTGACCGTGACGAACGCACTGATCGCGAAAGGATTACTCGGGCAGACTGGCGGAGTGGAATACCTGACCATGCTCAGCGACAACGTGACGAGTGAGTACGCGCGGGTCGCGCATGTTGAGCACTACGCCGAACTGGTGCTTGATCGCTCGCGGCGCCGGCGGGCCCTGTCCGCGGCACAGGCACTCACGGCGCGAGCGGAAGACCCGTCAGTGACCACGGAAGAGTGTCTCGCCAGCATTCAGGAGTCGTTGCTCGAGATCGAGGCAGCGAGCCGGAACGGGGCTGCCCGACACGTGAAGGACTTCATGCCGGAGGTGCTGCGTGAGCTGGAGACGCAAGCGAACAACCGCGGACTGGTCGGAATGTCTACAGGCCTCGACTCGCTCGACCAGGCGACTGGCGGGATCCGCGCCGGCGAGATGTGGACGATCGGAGCGCTGCCCGGGAAAGGAAAAACAGCGCTCGGCATCCAGGTGCTGCTCGCCAACGGCAGTCAGGAAATCGCGAGCTACGCCTTCTCGCTCGAGATGCAGGACCTCGAGATCGGCAAGAGATTTCTCGCGGCGCGTTCCGCAGTGCCGGCGTTCCAGGTGCGCAACCCGCAATCGATCCGCCGTGATCGCTGGTTGGAACTGGGAGAAGCCGCGGCGAGGATTTCGCAATGGCCGATCTACGTGGACGCCCGCGGGGCGCTGAAGATCTCGGAACTGATGGCCAGCGCGCGGCTTTACGTGCGTCGCTTCGGCGTGAAGCTGATCGTCGTCGACTACCTGCGTCTGGTCGAGGCGCCAGGGCGGGAGGTTCGTGATCGGGTGAGCCACGTTGCGAATTCTTTGCGCCAGCTCGCGAAGAGCGAGGGGATCGGGGTCGTGCTGCTCTCACAGCTGCGCAGACCAGAAGGCGGCCTGAACGCGAAGCCCAGCATGCTCGACTTGAAAGAGTCGGGCGATATCGAAGCGCACAGTCACGTGGTGCTGTTGCCCTATCTGCCAGTCGCCGATGACGGTCGCCCCGTTCCGGAGCAGCAGCTGCTCATCATCGGCAAGAGCCGTAACGGCAGCGTGGGGTCGTTACCGGTCTATTTCGACGAGCGCCGGCTGCAGTTCTTTGATCGCACGGTCGAGGCCGCGGACAGTAGCGCTCAAGCAGAGTCGCAGCTCTTTACGGGAGACGGAGAATGAGAGCCATGACAGCCGAACTCAAAAGCATCAGCGAGGCACCACAACCAAGACCGCCGGCCACGACAGCGCGCGTTCCAGAACTGATCACGATCGAAGAGCTGGCGGAGCTGTGGAAGATCTCTGCCAAGAAACTGCGCCGGGCTTGTCAGAGCGCGAGGAAAGATCCGCTTCCTGCCATCCGGATCGGCGCCAGCATTCGGTTCGATAGAACCGACCCGCGGCTGCTCGAGTGGCTCGATCGGCGCACGCAGAAAGGGTCGACCCTGTGACCTTGCACTCTCCTCGACTCACGCCTGAGCTGCGGCGCATCGCCGCACGCATCGCCAGGAACGCGGCGCAGCACGGAGCACAGGCACCGAGGGACTGGTTGCCGAAAATGACGCCCGAAGAGGCTGGCGACTTTTATGCAAGCGTCGAGCTGCTGACCGATCGCCACGTTGCCAGGCTGCTCTGCGTGCACGTCGACACGGCCAGGCGCTGGCGGCGTGAAGGCGTCGGGCCACCCGCGGTGCGGTTGGGTCGTTGGATTCGCTATGTTCGATCAGACGTAGAGGCCTGGATACGAAATTTGCCGATCGCGCAGCGCAAAGGTGTTGTTAGCTAAGTAAGAAACCCGCGAGGAGAAGAAAGCATGCCACTCGGACCGTTACCGTACAAATGCACAATTTCGCAGGCGAACCCGGACATCGATCAGGGGAGGCAAATTCAGCTGCAGGTTTTCGACGCCACGCCAACGCTCAGGGGAACTTTCAATTTCGAGCTGCAGGATCCGTCTTTGCAGCAGTGGGCCGACGTTTTGAAGCTTGACGTTCAAATGCGAGGCGCCCTCATCTCGCAGATGATCGCAGACGCCGGCGACGTGGGCACAGCTCTGCAGGCTCTTAGCCTCTCGATGGGAGGGTGAGCAACCGAACTCGAACGCGCGCGGAATCAGAAAGGGAGAGAAAAAATCATGGCGAAGCAAACTGACACTGCGGATACCTTGCGCAGTCTGAGGAAAGTGCACAAAGCCCTGAAGGAACACCACGCAAAAGCCTCCGAGATGCACGATGAGGCCGAGGAATACGTCACGAAACTGCTCGGCGATCACGAAGCTATGCAGGGTGGCACCGACACGGAGGATCGTTCGAGCACCTTCGAACGCGAGCCCAGCGCGGGGAGCCGGACGCCGGACACGGTAAAAACGCTGGTGCGGAGAGTGCAGACCTTGCTGGAAAAGGACATGGCGCAACACGTGGTGGAGCAGCCGGACGGAAGCAGGGACCTCGACGAAGCCGCGAAGAGAGCGGTCGCTAAGTCGATTTACAAAAACCCGCTGCCGCCCTATCTGACTTGAGATCCGGCGCCTCCGCGCGCGCCGGGGTCACAGCTGTCCCGGGCTGCATACTCCTCAGCCTGATGGGTGACCACAAGGCCTCCGCCGTGTTGTTCCTGCGGCCTTTTCCACGGCGGAGGCGTTTTTTGAAAAACAGAACTTTTGAAGGGAGCCACACATGACGCCGGTTGAACACATCAGGGTGGAAGATTTGCCCGAGCTCGAAAAAACAGCTGCGGTGCTGCTGGCTGAGATCGAGTCGGCCGCAATGACTCGAGAAGAGCTGCGCGATCGCCTCGTGAAGATCGATTCTGAGCTCGAGACCATTGAAGCGAAGCGCACGGAGGCCGCGCATAAGCTTGCCGGCGGCGACGCGAAGGCCGGCGCAGTGCTCGACGCTCTTGACGCCGACGATCGCCGGAAGCGTCATCTTCGCAGGGGCGTGACTCAGCACCTGGCCACGGTGCAGCACCAAATCGTAGCCAAGGAACAACAACACGGCGAGCACCGCGAAGCCATCGCGCACGCATCACGTCGGGTCAGGGCGATGGAACTTGAGCAGATCTGCGACACCTTGAAAGCCGACTGCCTATACGCCTACAAGCTTCTCGCCTCGAAGCTCGCAGAGTACTGCACTGCTAGCCAGGAAAGACGCGACCTCGGACAGCCCGCTCTCGGCGCGGCTGCTCAGATGGACGAGGCACTCTTTGAGGTTTGCAGGCCTCTGCATCTCGAGCAGTCCGGGTGGACCTCGCCCGGAGTTGGCGTTGGAATGAACTGGCAGTTCCCAGTGCGGCCGATGCAGCCGCCGAAGAAAGGCTAAGGCACCGTGCCCCCAGTTTGCTCCATCTGCAACTCGCCGCGGCGTGAGGAAATCGACGCTGCGCTGCGTTCCGGGGAAGCCCTCCTTCGCATCGCGAAGAACTTCGATATTCCCGAAACGAATCTGCGGCGACACCGCGACAAGCACAACCCTCAGTTGCTGGTCGAGTCGAAGCGGGCCCGCGCCGAGCATTTCTTCCAGCGTGTCGAGTTTCTCTCCAAAGAAGCCAAGCGACTGCAGGGCCTGGCAGAGAAGAGCGGGGACTACAAGACCGCGCTTGCCGGGGTACGAGAACTCACCCGGCTGCTCGAGCTGAACGCGAAGGCCGCTGGCGAGCTGCGCGATCGGCAGATTGCCGTGCTGAACATGAACGTGAACCTCGACGAGACGACAGCCCGCAAAATTGCGGAAACCTACCTCGAGCGCGCGCGATTGCGCGAAGTGAAAACGCATGTCCTCGAACAATAGCCTGGAAGACGTGCTCGCCCTGGCTCGCGAAGATCTGGCCTGCTATGCGATCGCACAGTGGCCACAGTTCGAGCTCGCCCACCATCACCGCGTTCTGATCGAGGCCCTCGAGGCTGTCGAGCGAGGCGAGATTTCCCGCCTCATGGTATTCATGCCACCGCGCCACGGGAAATCCCTGATCTCGACGCAGTTCTTCCCTGCGTACTACTTGGGACGTCGCCCAGACCGCTCGATCGCGACCGCGACCTACGGCCAGGAGCTGTCGGACGAGTTCGGCCGCAAGGTGCGCAACGTCGTCACCGGTGAACGGCACCAAGCCATTTTCCCGGGCTTTGCTGTGGCCGGTGATTCGGGCAGTCTGCGGCGCTTCAATACAACTGCTGCAGGGCTCTACTACGCCGTCGGCCGTGGTGGACCGCTGACCGGCCGCGGCGCGGATCTGCTGCTCATCGATGACCCGCTCAAAGACAACGAAGAAGCGCGGAGCGAAACCATACGGCGGTCGCTGCACGACTGGTATTCGTCGACCGCCTACACCCGCCTCCAGCCCAAAGCCGCGGTCGTCCTGATCCAAACACGCTGGCACGAAGACGACCTGGCCGGGTGGCTGCTGCGCGAGCACCCCGAAGAGCAATGGCACGTGATCTCGATGCCGGCGATTGCCGAGAAGGACGACTCATTCCGGCGTGCAGGTGAAGCGCTGTGGCCGGATCGGTTCCCGTTGCCAGTGCTCGAGCAGATTCGCCTGGCAATCGGCGGCGCGATGTGGTCGAGCCTCTATCAGCAGAGGCCGTCGGCCGCGGAAGGCGCAGTCTTCAAACGCGAATGGTGGCAGAGCTACGCGACGGCGCCGACCCTCAAGCGAAAGATTCAGAGTTGGGACACCGCGTTCAAGACTGGCACTGAAAATGATTTTTCGGTTTGCACTACGTGGGGAGTGGCGGAGAACGGCTACTATCTGCTCGGCTTGTGGAAAGGCCGGGTCGAATTCCCGGAGCTGAAGCGGATCTTCAAGCTGCAGGCGGATGAGTGGACGCCGAACGCGATCCTCGTCGAAGACAAGGCAAGCGGGCAGAGCCTTATCCAGGAGCTGAAGCTCGCCACGGCCCTTCCGGTGATCCCGATCAAAGTCGACAGCGACAAACTGACACGCGCGCAAGCGGTCACGCCCCTGCTCGAAGCCGGCAAGGTCTACCTTCCCGAGGGAGCGCCCTGGCGCGCTGAATACCTGGACGAGCTCGCCTCGTTTCCGACCGCCGCGCACGACGATGCGGTCGATAGCACCACGCAGGCGCTGAACTACCTTCGCCAGCAGACACCCAGCATCATCGAGTTCTATCGCGGAGCGCGTGCTAAGGCTGAGAAGGAATCGGCGCTGCCATCTGGATCGGTCCGCTGCGACTACTGCAAGACCCTGAATACGGCCTTTCAGATCCGCTACAAGAAATTCTGCTGCCCGGTCTTTCAACGCCAGCAGCTCGAAGCAGAGGCCAGGAATGCTAGCACTGCCTGACAACATCGTCGGCGAGACGCGCGCGCGAATTGTCGAAGAGGCGAAGACCTGGCTCGGCACGCCCTTCCATCATCGGGCATTTGTGAAGGGAGCGGGCACCGACTGCCAGGGCTTCATCTACTCGAGCTATCGGGTGCTCGGCCTAATCCCGGAGCTCGAGATGCCCGAATATTCGCCGCAGTGGTGGGCGCATCGCGAGCGTGAACTCTACATCGAGAGCCTCATCGAGCTGGGCTTACACGAGATCACCGGCCCGCCATCTCCGGGCGACATTGTGCTCGCGAAGTGGGGGCGTTGCTTTTCACACAGCGGCATCGTCATCGACTGGCCGATGGTGATTCACACCAGCCCGATGCACAAGAAAGTGCAAATCGACGACGCCAAACTCCATCTGCTCTTCGGAGCGCACGAGCTCAAGTTCTTCTCGATTTTTTAAAACTATGCAGAGTCTTTTAAAAGGCGGCTACAACCGACAGTCAGCAACGGCGAACGGCATCCGGTTCACCAGCTCCGTCTATGGGAAGGCGATCCCGGTGATCTACGGGACAACGCGTGCGTCTGGCATCTTGATCCACCACGCGAATCTCACTTCGCTTCCTGGGCAGGCGGCAAAGGGCAAAAAGGTCCGCGCTCCCAACACATTCGCGATGGACGTTGACTATTTGCTCAGCTACGGACCCATCGAAGGCGCCGCCTCGCTCTGGTACGACAAGAACTTTTTCACGGCTGGCCTCGGTACTCAAGTCTTCACGACCGGCACCGGCACGACCTTCACGTTCACGATCTCAAACGTCCCTTCTGGTCACGCTCTTGAGCTGGTGTGTGGCGTCACCGCGAACTTGCCCTTTTCGGTGACTTACAACGACTATGGCAACGCCGCCGGCTCACAGTCGTTTTCGGGAACCTCGGTCGTTCCCCTGCCGAACCAACTCTTTCCGGCGCCGAACAACGGCGACTGGCAGTACTCAGGGCGCCCATACGCGAAGTACAACTCGGCTACGCCCCACGGCGATCCCTCCGTGACTGTGGTCTTTCCCTCCTCGGTGTCGGGCATCACGATCACGATCTACTACCTCTACGCCGTCGATTCCGGGAAAACAAATCAGACCGCACTCGAGGCTCACAATATGGCCTTCGAGCGCGTCCTGGGACAGGTTCTGGGGCCGATCACATATACGGATTTTTCGGGCGTTGTGGGGATCCAGATCACGCTAGGAGCTGCAAACGTACTGTCCAACTACACATTTGAGATGAAGGGGCTCTACAGCGGCGCGTCGAGTCGTGGCGATGCGAACCCCGCCGACATCATCGCGGATATCGTCACCAGTGGTAATAGTTTCTGGGTGAACCCTGGCACGTCTCTCCCCATCCCGGTCTGGAACCATGGTCTAAGCCTGACGAGTTTTGCTCCGCCAGGCATCTTTGGCACGGTCGACGTCAATCCAGCCTACAGCCGCTTCGCCGGCGTGCTCGCGGACGAGCCGAACTTCTGGAATCCGATCTATAGCGGCAACGGTTCAAACGTGGGCCTGAATGCGCTGCGCAATTATTGCCAGGCCTACGGCATCTTCATCTCCGGAGTGCTCGACTCGCAGCAGACCGCAGCGCAGCTCCTCGACACGCTGTGCGAGATTGCGAACTGCGCTGCAGTCTGGGATGGCGCGCGTCTGAATTTCATTCCTTACTGCGAGGTGTCCCAGTACGGCTTCGGCGCAAGCTATGTCGCACCGACCGCCGCGGGCCCGCTCTTCACGCTGAGCGATAAGCACTTCCTGGGGGACGCATCGAATCCGCCAGTGACGCTTCTGCGCACGCGCGGCAATCAGAACTACAACTCGCTTTCGATCCAATATACCGACCGCTCGAACATGTACAACGTCGGCAACCTCACGGTCGCCGACGCGCTCGACATCACCACGCAAGGCGCGATGCCAGGCACGACCAAGAGCTGGAACTGGATTCAGGACAACGCGACGGCCTCAGCCGTGGGCTGGGCTCAGCTACGCCGCGAGCTGACTGTGAACCGCGTCAGCTACAAGTTCAAGCTCGGACCAGCCTGGAGTCTGCTAACGCCAATGGATCTCGTCACGATCGTCGATCCTTCGCTGCCGTCATCGCCGGCGGGTGCGGGTGTCCCGGTGCGGATCACGAAGATCACCGAGAAGGAAGACTTCTCGCTCGAGATCGAGGCAGAGCCCTTTCTCTACGGCGCCAGCGTACCGGCCACACCGAACGCCACTCTGCCTTCAGGTTCCGGCATTTTCATCAATCAGAACGTCGATCCTGGCGTTGTTAACACACCCATCATTTTCGAATCGATCCCGAAGCTCTCAACCAGCCCACAGCTCTGGTTTGGTCTCTCGGGCTCAAATCCAAATTACGGCGGCTGCGAGATCTGGCTCTCGACGGATGGCGGAAATACTTACAACGTGGTCGGGATGCAATCTTCCAAGAACACCATGGGAGTCGTCTACAGTTCGACTCTTCCATCCCAAGCCGACCCTGACACGGTGGACACGCTGAACGTCGACCTGACCGAGTCGCTCGGCACGCTTCTGCCGTTCACGGCAGCTCAGGCCGACGCTTTCCAGTCGCTCTGCTATCTCGAGCCAGGCGGAACCGTGACCGTGAACGGGCAGACGCTCACGATTCCTTACGAGCTGGTTGCCTACTCGGCAGCGACGCTGGCGGCTGCCAACAAATATGCGCTCGGCACTAGACTCCGCCGCGGCGTCTTTGGCACGCCTATCACCTCACACGCTATCGGGCAAAAGTTCTCGTTCCTTGAGGATGGCAACATCTTCAAGCTGGCGCTGAATCCGAACTGGATCGGCACAACGCTTTACTTCAAATTCACAGCCTTCAATATTTACGGCGGCCATGAGCAGCAGCTCTCAGATCCTAGCGTGGTCGCGTACACCTTCACGCCGACAGGTGCGGTCGGATGGACGAACACGCAGGCCTATTCGGTCACGCCGTCCCCGGCGGTCTATCAGGGCAAGGCGGGCGGCTGGCCCTCGGGCACCGGCGGCGACACGAACGCCACGACCTGGACGGATCCGACGAAGGTTTACTTCCCGAATGTGACGGCGCACTTCCCGCAAGGCGATGCGAACTATGTCGCACGCGACAGTGGCTTGGTGGTCTTCACTTCGACCGCGGGCGGCCAGCAAGCCTGGGTGACGATTCAGGATCCGACGCAAGGTGGCGAGCCGACCGGCTCAGCCACGCTGACGGCCTATGCCGATCTCAATCAAACGCGCTGGAATACGCCGGGCTATACGCGCATCGGAACGATCACGAGCGTTCAGTATGCCTCGGGCGGCGGTGGCGGCACCGGTGGCGGTGGCGGCTCGAGCCCGGGTTCGAATCCCTACATCATCACGTACTTCGAAGGCGATGGCGCCTCACCGGCTGGTAGCCAAGTGCTCTTGCGCCTGGTCGTGCCTTCCGACATCAACAGCGTCACGCTGCCACAGAGCCTGACCGGCTCGGCTGGCGGGGCAAAGGTTGCGCCGACCGGCTCGATCGTGATCACGATCAAGCAGAACGGGACATCGATTGGCTCGCTGAACATTGCTGCCAGCGCGACGACCATGACGTTCACGTTCTCCGCGGCCGTCACGCTGAACCCGGGC